GATAAAGGTCATATTTATATAGGTAGAAAGACTTTTGAGCACAGTAGAAAGGTAAAGCTTTCAAAAAAACAACGTAAAATAACTGGAAAAAGAGTTAGTGTTGTTAAAAAAAGTTCAGGATGGCTCGACTATTGGGGTTCTTGTAAACCTTTACTTGAATATATAGAGCAAAGAGGTGGTACAAAAGGATTTAAACGTAATATTCTTAAACTTTGTAAAGATAAGATATCTACATCATATTGGGAATTAGCATATCAAGTACAGTATAATGTACTGTTTAGAGATGATTGTTGGAATAGTACAGTTGCAGGTAAATTTTGGAAAAATAAAGTACATAAATGAAAAGTAAACTAGTAATAGTAGTAGAAGGTGGTAATATACAGCAAATTTTTAGTAATAATCCTAATACTGAAATTGTTGTTGTAGATTATGACATGGGTGAGGTAGGAGAAGATCCTGCATTTAGATATAGTATTGATAATGTATTTCAAGATGGAGAAGCTTATCAACTATTTAACGAACCTTATCCGATGGATAGAGAAATTAGAGATTATTTAAAAAGTATTAAATTATGAACATAACACATGATTGTGATCCTGTATATCAGTATACAGAATTTAATAAAGAAAAAGCTTTGATTTTGTTAAAAGAATGTTTAGCTTTCGTAAATAATGTTCCAAATAAGAAGTATGAAGCTTTTCCTTATAAAGATAGTTATGAACTAGCTTCTGAAATAGGTAAATTTTTAAGAAATTATGATCAAAGGAAAACAGAAAACTGAAAAAGAGTATAGAGCACTTGAGGAAGATTCTTCTTCCTCATTAAAACTATTTGTTGAAGATAGACGAAAATATTATAAACGTTTTGTTCTTCAAGAAAAAGTAAAAGAAGAGGATTCGAAAGCTGCTATTGTAGGGAGAGTTGTAGAGTGTTTATTGCTTGAAAAGGATAAGTTTGATCAAAAGTTTCATGAGAGTACAGTAACTTCTCTCCCTACAGGGAATATGTTATTGTTTGTTGAAGCTTTATATAAATTTACGAGAGATCCAAATTATACTTTTGAACAAGCTGTAAATGAAGCATATAAAGAAAGTGGTTATAAATGGACTTTAGATAGAGTTTTGACTAACTTTAAAGGTTCAGATGCTGAGATTTATTTTAATGAAATATGTACCGCAAGAGATAAAGGTCTGACAGTCATTACTTTACAGGATATAGATAACGCTGAAAAAATAGTTGAAGAACTTAAAACCAATGAAGTTACTTCTCATATTTTTGATATTATAAATAATCCTGGAAATAGATACGAAGCATTTGTTCAATTTCAAGTAGAAGATTTTGAAATTGATGAGCTGCCTTTAAAAGCTATGATGGATATTTTAATAATCGATCATGTTAAAAAAACTATTCAAGTATATGACTTAAAGTGTGTATGGTCAGTTGAAAATTTCTATCACGAATACTATCTTTACAGAAAAGCTTATATACAAGCATATGTTTATAAAGAAGCTGCTTATAAAACAAAAGAGAATTTGGATTTAGAGAAATATACAGTAGAAAATCCTAAATTTATAGTTTGTGACAGTATAAATTATTATAAACCGTTAATATATACATTAAATATTGATGACATAGATGATGCTTATAACGGATTTGTTTTAAAAGATAGAAAATATCCAGGAGTTAAAGAAACTATAGCAGATTTAAAATGGGCTAAAGAAAATAACGAATGGAGAATAAGTAGAAACAATTCTCTAAATGGAGGAATTGTAAATATTAAAAGTTAATATGAATTTAGAAAAGACAACAATATCATCAATATTTTTATTACCTACTTTAAGGATAAGTAGGGAAGGTTTACAAAATAATGGATTTATTAATGCGTATATCATTGATAAAGGAAGAGAGATACAGTATGATAATTCGTTGTATTTGCTATTTAAACCTAAGAATTTAGATAAATTTAAGGATTTCTTAGATAATGAGTATATGAGAACAACGTCTATTATAGAAGATTATGACTATGAGGATGGATATGTAGTTCTTGTATATTCATTAGATAAAAAATGGGAGAAAGATATAAATTTAATTAAAAAAGGTAAATATTCTCAAACTTCCGATGATTTTCAGGAAATATTTCCGAAAGTAGTAAAAGTTATGAAAAATGGACTACATAAAGATGAAATATCCCTACATTGGAGAATCTTTAAGAAGGATCAAAGTTTAAAAGAATATTGGGAAAATAAAATAGTAGTTGATTTCACACACGATATGGAAGTATGGGAAGGTTGGGATGAAGAAGTAGAAACATTAAATTTAACGGAAAAAGTATGATAGAAATATTAAAAAAATACCCAAAAGCAACGGAAGTAATAAGAAAACATTATAGTAATCTATTATTACAGAATTTTAAAGGGGAAAAAACTAAAGAAATAGAAGAATATTTTGCTAGTCAATCATTATCTGATGAGCAAATGGCTAAATTGATAGAAATAAATCCTTATCATTTAGTATATGTATTCGATGAAAATGATATATTCATAAGTATAATAGTACATGTAGAAGAAAATGGTATAAAAGATGATGTATTTTTTAGATATGCTTTTGATAATATAGTACAAAGTAAAGACTTTAATTCAAGAAAAGAAGCTGAAAAAGAGGCTATTGTAGAAGCATTTAGGATATTAGAAGATAAATTATAAATATGAAGAAAATAGATAGAGATGCAGCTTTAGCTTTTAAAAATAAAAAAAGGTTTTCTTCAGCAAATACCAAAGTTTATATTGAAAATAATGAAGCTAAAATGTATTTATTTGGTAACCTTATAGCTAAAACCAAAGAAGGTGAAACATATATACATCATTGTAACTGGAGAACAGTTACTACTAGAAACAGATTGAATGCTCTTGGAGCTTGGATAAGACTTTCTAAAGGTAGTTTTATAGTAAATGAAGAGTTTGAGTGGGATGACGACAATTGGTTAAAATTATGATAAATACAGGTATAAAAGAAAGTAAGAATAAGCTCAATTATGAGCTAGACTGGGAGTTTATAGAACAAATGGCTCAAAAAATGAGCTTAAATAAAGGTAAATATGAGCCTTATAATTGGATGAAAAAAATCGATATTAATGAACTAATTGAGGCTCTTACTCGTCATTTCATAGAGATACGAAAAGGTAAATTCATAGATGATAATAGAGAATTTGGTCATTTAGAAAGTCTAGCATTAAATGCGATGATGATTTGTTACCAATTAAAATACCATAATAAGAAAGATTAATTTAAAGTTTTTAAAAAGTTTGGTTATATCAAAAGGTTTTATTAACTTCGAAACCTTTTTTTAAAATTTAACCACTATAAAATATGACAAAAGATTTAGGACTAGAAGCATTAAGTTCAATTACAGTATTTAGTAAATATAGTAAATACCTACCTGATAAGAATAGGAGGGAAACATGGGATGAAATTATAGATAGATATGAAACCATGCTTTGTAAGAAGTATCCTTTCTTAAGCCAGGAAATTAAAAATAACGCTGTTTATATTAGAGAAAAGAAAGTACTTCCTAGTATGAGGGCATTGCAATTTGCAGGTCCTGCTATGGAGGTTAATAATAGTAGAGGATACAATTGTTGTTTTTTACCAATTGATAGTTTATATAGTTTTTCAGAAACTATGTTTCTCTTATTAGGTGGAACAGGGGTTGGTTACAGTGTTCAAAAACAACATGTAGATAAATTACCAGCCATTAAAAAACCAGGAAGAAATAGACATTATCTAATAGAGGATTCTATCATGGGTTGGGCAGATGCTGTAAAAGTATTAATGAAGTCATACCTAGAAGGTAAATTCTTCCCAGTTTTTGATTTTCGAGCTATCAGACAAAAAGGAGCTAAATTAGTGACAGCAGGCGGTAAAGCACCTGGTCCAGAACCTTTAAAAATATGTTTAGTACACATACAAGCTATACTAGATAGAAAACAAGAGGGGGAAAAATTAACCTCATTAGAGTGTCATGATATTTTATGTCACATTGCTAACTCTGTATTGAGTGGTGGTATTCGTAGAAGTGCTATGATTGCTTTATTTTCTCACGATGATGAAGAAATGATTACCTGTAAATATGGTAATTGGTGGGAGCTTAATGAACAACGTGGTAGAGCTAATAACTCCGCTGTCCTAAAAAGAGGAGAAATATCAAAAGAAGAATTTGACTCATTATGGGAGAGAATTGAAGCTTCTGGTAGTGGCGAACCTGGAATTTATTGGACTAATGATTTAGATTGGGGTACAAACCCTTGTTGTGAAATTGGTTTGAGACCATTTCAATTCTGTAACCTTTGTGAAGTAAATGTAAGCGACATTACTTCGCAAGAAGAGTTGAACCAACGAGTTAGAATTGCAGCGTTTTTTGGTACTTTACAAGCTGGATTTACAGATTTTCACTATTTAAGAAATAGATGGAGATTAACTACAGAAAAAGATGCTTTATTAGGTATTGGTATGACAGGTATTGGTTCCGGTGAAGTTCTCAAGTATAATTTAGAAGAAGCAGCAGAAATTGCTAAACAAACTAATCATGTTGGTGCTAAGATAATAGGTATAAATCCAGCAGCCAGAGTAACCTGTATTAAACCTTCAGGTACTACAAGTCTTGTATTAGGTACAGCCAGTGGTATTCATGCCTGGCATAACGATTATTATCTTAGAACCATGAGATTTGGTAAAAATGAGGCTATAGCACAGTATTTAATGATAAATCATGAAGAATTGTGTGAAGATGATGTTCTCAGACCTCATGATACTTTATGTGTTAGAATACCTGTAAAGGCTCCTGAAGGATCTATTTTTAGAACAGAAACAGCTATTGATACATTAGAAAGAGTTAAAAAGTTCTCTACGGAATGGATTAAACCTGGTCATATAAATGGTGCTAATACTCATAATGTATCAGCTACTATTTCTATTGATAAAAACAGATTATATCCACCAACTGAACCTAATATTTTTGATGGTATAAAGAACTATAAAGATGAATGGCAAATAGTAGGAGAATGGATGTGGGAAAATAGAGATGTGTACAATGGATTGTCAGTATTACCATATTTTGGGGGAAGTTATAAACAAGCACCTTTTGAAGATATTACTAAAGAACAATATGAGGAGAAAGTATCTCATTTAAAATCTATTGATTTACGTAATGTAGTAGAAATGGATGATACAGTTGATTTCGGAGCTATACCAGCCTGTGCTGGAGCAGCATGTGATATAAATATTTAAGATTTCTGTTTTGTTTTAGTCTGGGAATTAGTATATTTGTGCTGATTCTCAGACTTTTTAATGTAAAAATATGAAATACTCAGAACTTAAAAACCTACTTAAAGAATTAGATAATGATTATAGAGAAAAGAATAAAATTAAACAAGAACGAATAAGAGATAACTTAAAAGCTTTAAATAAAAAAGCAAAAGAGTTAAATAAACCAATTCCTGATGAAGTATTAGTTATTGTGTATAGTGATCAACCTGTTGGGATATGGTTTTTTGAGAAATATAAAGAATGGTTATAATTAAATATAAACTAAATGGCTAAGAAAGAAGAGAAAAAAAGTTTAGAAGAAGTAATAAAAGAATTAAATAAAAAATATGGTAGCGGATCAGTAATTAACGGATCAGAAAGAGAGGTATTTGATAAGGTAATATCTACAGGATCGTTAGGTTTAGATATTGCAATAGGTATAGGAGGATTACCTTTAGATGGTGGTAAACTTATTGAAATATACGGTTGGGAATCTAGTGGAAAATCTACATTGGCTCAAACTATTATAGCTAATTTCCAAAAAGAAGGTATTAAATGCCTATTAGTAGATGCAGAAGATAGTTTAGATGAAAAATACGCTACTAATTTAGGTGTAAATCTTGAAGATTTATTGGTTATTCAATTAGATGAACACGCTGGAGAAGGAGCTTATAATAAGATTGAAGAATTAGTAAAAACAGGAGATGTAGGTCTTGTTGTAATAGATAGTTATAATGCTTTACAACCTTTACGAATAGTACAAGGAGAGGTAGGAGATGCTACTTTAGGTATGCACGCTAGGATGCTAAACCAAGCAGTTATGAAATGTAATACTCTGGCTAGTAGTTATGGTACGTTATTTATATTTTTAGGACAATTACGTGAAAAAATTGGGGTAATGTATGGATCTCCTGAAACAACACAAGGAGGTAATGCTTTACGTTTTTATACTCATTTAAGACTTAAAGTATCGAGAAGTACTACAGTAGATAATTCTGTAATGGAAGGTAAAGATAGAATAGGTAATAAAACTACAATTAAAGTAGAAAAAAATAAATTAGGTGCTCCATTTAAAACTTGTTCTTTTGATATTATATATGGAAAAGGTATTGATAAAATAGGAGAAATTATAGAAATAGCCTCTGAATATGAAATTATCAAAAAATGGGGTAAAACTATTACGTATAATGAAACAAAATATGAATATGACGATTTTGTAGATACTTTAGAAGGATCTGAAGAATTATATGAAGAATTAAAGAATAAAGTTTGGAATATCTTAAAAACGAAGTAAATTTAAAATTAAATGAATATAAAAAGTAACATAAATGAAGTAATGGATTATTGTCATCGTCAAGCTAAGAATGCTGGCTGGCATAATAAAGAGCGAGAAATAGGCACATTGTTGTGTCTTGTACATAGTGAAATTAGTGAAGCTATGGAAGGAGCTAGAAAGGACTTGAATGATGATCATCTTCCTGATAGAAAAATGTTTGAGGTAGAATTGGCTGATGCAGTTATTCGTATACTTGATATAGCTGGTTTATATAATCTTGATCTAGGTGGAGCTATACAAGAAAAATTAGCTTATAATCTATCAAGAGCCGATCATAAGTTAGAAAATAGAGAGAGGGAAGGTGGTAAAAAGTTTTAATTATGTTAATATATAACGCTGCAAAATGTGTACATTGTGGGGATATAATAGTATCAAGACACAGACATGATTTTGTAAAATGCTCCTGTGATTCTATATTTGTAGATGGAGGTTTAGAATATGAGAGAAGAGGATATAGATTACCATCAGATTATATTAATTTATCAAAATATTCAAATGAATCATTTGAAGTAATACGTGAATACTTTAGTAGATATAATAGATTTTCAAATAGTTATGTTCTTTTAAAAGACATTTCTGATGAATGGCTACAAAATATTATTGACTATTATATTCAACATAATTTGCAATTTCATAAAGTTTTTCGTATATTTGTAGAAGAAAAATTATATAGAGCAGAGAATGAGGTATTTGTTCTTGAGGAAAGTAAATATGAATTAGATTTCTGATATGGATACTGAAACTGAAAGTTTTAAAAGTATAGTATATATCATAACTCTTATTATAATAATAATAGGTACTTATTTTATATACAAAGATGAGACAAAACCTTAAATGGAAGAGGAAGAAATAAAAGAGTATGTAAATTGTGGTGATCTTCAGGATGATATTGATTATCTTGAAGATCACATTCCTGATAAACGTACAAAAGAGTACAGAGATTGGATGGAAAAAATCAACAATTTAATGAAAAAGTACAACTCTTCAGCAAATGAGAAAATATATAAACTAATAAAATAAATATGAAAAATCCAAAATTGTTAGAAACAGTAGTAGAGGGAGCTACTTATAATATCCCTACTTATAAAGTTACAAATGAAGGTATCTCTGATGGTTCCGGTACTACAATTTTCTTCTGTAAAGGTAATAAAGAAGATGATACTGTATTACGTCAAGAGGGAGTTTTTACTGAAACTCTAATTCAAGTAGCTAAACAATATTTAGAATCTGTAAATGTAGGATCTATGGCAACAAGAGAGACTTCCATGACAATTACTAAACTTGACGAAGCTTTAATGTGGATTCAAAAAAGGGCAGATGATAGAAAATTGAGAGGTGTACAAGCAACTTATCAAAAATAAATATGAAACTGCAAATTGATGTTGACAAAAAAGTCATTAAAATTGAAGAATCTGTTAATTTAGGTAAATTAGCAGAGGTGTTGTATAAATTCTTTCCTAATAATGAATGGAAAGAATACGAATTAGAGACACATACAACAATTAATAACTGGAGTAATCCTATTATAATTAGAGAATATAGAGATTATTATCCTTGGTGGAGTACTGTTGGTACTTATAATAGTGGTAATTTTCAAGTATACAATAATGGAAATGGTAATGATTTTAATACCTTAACTGGTTCTAATGGGGTATATAACGTACAAGTCTAAAAAGAAAAAATCAAGGAGAGAAGAAGGGGAGAAAATGATCTCCTTCTTTTTCTTCTATTGGGATAAATATAAACCTCATAATTGTGCAAATTGTGGCATATATCTAGGGAAAGAACCAAAAACATATATGTTTGATCATCTCCTAGAGAAGTCTAAATATCCAGAGTTAAAATATGAAGAATTAAACATTTGTTATTTGTGTTTGAATTGTCACGATAGGAAAAGTAGAGGGTTTATACCTGAAAAAATACAAAAATTAATAGATAAAGTAAAATCAATATTTAATATTATATGAAGCAATTTTTTTATACACGATTAGTTAAAACGGAAAAAGAAGAAAGTAAAAATTATTTAGATTCTTTTAATTTGGATATGGTGATCAGAACTGTAGAGCTTGATGGAGGTAAAAGACTTGTCGTATTAAACGATTTCCATGAAGAAACAAGAGAAAAGCCTATTATCAATAAACAACATAAAATCACAGGTTACAAAAATCAAAAAGATACCTATCAATCTGAAATAGTATTGGAACCAGAAGATGCTGAAAAGTATGTAAATTTATATAAATGATATCCTGGAAGACGACCACTTACGGAAGGGTTTCTACATTAGTAGAGACCCTTTATTCATTTATAAATCAATCAGATTTAAGTGATTGTGAAATGGTTATAGTAAATGATTATCCTTTACAGGAGTTAGTTTTTGAACATCCTTTAGTTAAAGTAATCAATTTAAAGGAAACATTTAAGACGATTGGAGAGAAGGAAAATTTTACAGTTGAACAATGTAAGGGTGATATTATTGCTGTAACGGATGATGATGATGTTTATATGAGTAATCATAATACTAATATCAAAAAATACTTCAAAGAAGGTACTAATATGTTACATTGGAAAAAAGGAGTTTTCTATAATGAACCTGAAATAACATCGTTAGTTTCTATTGGTAACAGCGGTATGGTATATAGTAAAAAAGCTTGGTTAGATGTAGGTAAACATCCTATTATGAATGCTGGTGGAGATAGTGTATTCTCAGCGAGAGTTCATAAATTAGGTAATGTTGTCCATGCAAGTCCTCCTAATAATGAGGTTAGTGCTTGGTATATGTGGGGTGGAAGGGGGTTCCATCAATCGGGGAATGGCTTTGATAAAGATGGGTATCCTAATATTATAGAAAGACACTCTAAGCATATAGAAGGATTGAGAAAAGCAGGTAAAATACCAACGGGTAGAGTAGAACTTATTCCTATGTGGAAGAAAGATTATCAAAAAATGTTAAATAAATATGTCGCTAGTAGAAATAATAATACCAACTTATAATAGAAGAGAACCATTGAGATCAATGCTGTCTTCTCTTTTGGCTCAAACTAATGATAATTGGTGTGCTCATGTTATACAAGATGGTACAGATAACGAAATATCATATAAAATAGTTAAGTCATTAGGGGATAATCGTATAAGATATCACGCAACAGAAGAGAGATATAATGATTGGGGTCATACTCCTAGAGAATTAGGTAAACAAGAAAGTGAAGCTCGTTATATAATTTTATCGGGTGATGATAATTATTATATGCCTGTATTTGTAGAAGAATTATCTATTGCATCATTAGATAATCCCGGAATAATATACTGGGATATGGTACATTCTCATTATAAATATTCGTATTTCAAATGTTCATTAGGGTATAATCAAATAGATATGGGAGCTTTTGCAACAAGAAATGATTTAGCTAAACAAATTAAATTGAACACTTCTTATGCAGCGGATGGAGAATTTATACGAGATTTCAATAAGAAGTTTCCAAATGAAAAAAGAGTTAAAATAGATAAAGTACTGTTTGTACATAATTAATATGAAACCAATATTTGAAATAGTCCCTATTTATAGACTTAAACCTTTAGAATACGTCTTTCCTCACCATCTCTCTAATTTAGAGAGTATGATAACCGATACTATCAATAAACCCTTAATAGTAGATAGTAATACAGGTACTATTCTGGATGGTAGTCATCGATATATATACTTCTTTAAGAACGGTTTTAATGAAGTCCCTGTATGGTGGATAGATTATAATGATGATCGTATATCAACAGGAATTTCTATGTCTAAAGAAGAAATTATAAAAAGAAAAGGACTATTACCTCCTAGAACAACACGACATAAATTTCCTTTTACTAAGGACGATGTTCCTGTTAAATTAAATACTTTAGATAAAGGAGAAGTTAGAGATGCTTCTCATTTAATATGGAATAGTACAAAAGAAGAGGAATTATTACATAATTTAGGTTATTTACACGAACTTAAAGAAAGTGAGAGATATATTTTACAACAGATAGGTATGTTAAAAGAGAAAGCTGTATTTCCAGGTAAATTTAATCCTCCTCATATAGGTCATGCAGCAACTATTCTGAAACTAAAAGAAAGATATGACTTAGAAGTAGTTGTAACTGGAGATATTCCTGAGGATTCTATACTATCTCAAGATGAAATTGTGAATGAAATTAGAAACTTATTAGTTAACGTGTCTAAAATTGAAGGAAAATTAACTGACCTAAAAGAAAATCCTTTTGACTGTCTTGTTATATCAGGCAATTCAGAAGTGGGAGAATGGTGTAAAAAGGTAGGTGCTGAATATAAGTATATTGAAAGAAGTGGTAATCTAGAAGCTAAAATGATAAGAAATGCAAGAAATAGCTAAACAATTTTGGCAAAATCAAGAAGTTTATCCAGAATACGGTACAATAAAACAACGAAGGTTATATGAATTAAATTATTTAGTACCTAAAGTATTCAATAAAAATAGTTTATTAGATTTAGGTTGTGGAGACGGATCACTAATAAAATGTTTAAAAGAACTTACAAATATAAAGTTATTTTACGGTTATGATTTCTCAATAAATTTATTGAAAGATATTCCTGCTATAACTAAATATTATGATTGTTACGATCCAAAAGAACTACCCGAAACGGATGTTACAGTGTTTTCAGGAGTTATACCTTTTATATTTAAAGATGAAATTATACACTCTAATTTAGAACTTATAAA